CAGCAATCCCGGCCGCCATACAACGTACAATTTTCCTTGTGCGCTTCCATGATCGCCACCGATACCATTTTGAGGTCGGCGCGGAGCTGGGTGATGCCGGTGAGCAAACCTGACATAATATCCGCTGCGTTACTCAAAACGATGCTATCTGATTTTCTGGCTACATATCTTTCTGCTCTCTCTGTTATTTCCGACATACAGACCTCCTCTTTTATCACAGAAACTTTACCGAATAATCAACGCTATCAGCGTGTAGCTGGTCTACAAGGTCAGATGCCGTGCAATCATTTAACATGGTTTTTGAAACACGTACACCGTATGATACCCACGTTATTTCGACTTTTTTTTGCACACAGCATTGTTGCGTATGATGTCCGTGCATTTTCATTCTCCTTAATTTTCCGTCTGAGCGGATAAACCGCGAGTTAAATAAGCTGTTCCAGATTTATCCGCAGACCGATGGCAATACCTTTTGCAATGTTAGTGTTGATACTTTTGCACTTTTCGGCTTTTTGGATGGTTCCAATAGAGCAACCGGCAGCACCAGCCAGCTCAAGTAACGTCATTTTCAATTCGTCCCGCCGTTCTCTGCATTTTGTGAGTATCAAGTTAATCACCTCCCTTTTTTAATTATTTCACTATGCAAAAATTGCATACTTTGCAAAACCCCTGTTTTAGCCTGTTTACGCTGTCAGCTACGCAATTATTGCAAGTTGACACGTTTGTGGCACATTCGTATAATGCATTCCAACAGAACCCGCGCAGCAACAGAGCAAACTTCTAATCAAAACCTTTTCGCCTCAACTCATCGGCTACTCTCTCATTTAAGCACTGGTAAAAACATAATCACCCATGCAGTGTGGGCATTTAATCAGCAGATCAACCCGCAGTTTTGCAACTGTGTCACTATTTCTAATTGAGATGGGGTGAATTCCGAAGTATCTAATTTTCTGCCGACGTTTTTATTTTGTACGACTTTTACAAACCCGTCTGCCGATTTAACGAAGTATATTTCATCGCCAAAACGCCCCGGACGGGAAGAAACCCTCAATCCAAGTTTGTCAGCTCTGACGATCCAACCTGCCGATGTATTTGTTAACATATTCCTTACGGTTAATTTCATTGTCCCACCTCCTGTAGAATCTCAATCAATGCTGTATACCTTTTACCATCGGCTAATAAGTTTGTCAACAAAAAAAGTAACAATTTTATCTGAAAGCGAAAATAAATTATTGTGTCACAACCGGAAAGAACTTAACACCGTAAAAACATCTTGCAAATCAACAGAATAGCGGGTAAAAACAAGGCGTAAACTCCAAGGTATCAAGAGAGGTACATCATGGCAAAGGCCATACCACCACCCACAGAACCCCCCGTTAAAAAGCCCCGCAAGGATAAAGATAAACTCACCTTAAAACAACGCAAGCTAATCAAAGGCAAATCAGAGGGTAAAACTACCCGAGAAGCCAGCAAACAAGCCGGGCTAAATGAGCAATACGCATGCGAACTTCTAAAAAAACCTGAAATTAAGGCTACTATTCAAGACCTTATGGAACACATGGGCCTCTCGGATGATGCTTTGCTTATCAAGCATAAAGAATTGTTGAACGCACAGAAACAATTGTCGGGAGTGCGTGAAGCTGGCAGTGATTCAATAGAGTTCGTTGAAGTGCCAGATCATGCGGTACAGGTTAAGGCCCTTGAAATGGCTTACAAGCTCAAATCGGCGTTTGTGGAAAAGAAAGAAGTCGAACTAAAGGGCGAACTTAAAATAAACATACTCAAGTTTAGCGATGCTAAATAAAATGCGTGTAAATGCAAAAATAAACGGGTTTATACTCGCACCGGTTTATTATGGCTGAAATAACACTACCTAATAACTGGATTCCGAGGGATTATCAGATTCCCTCATGGTCGTACCTGGAAAACGGAGGTAAACGGCTTGTAGAGGTGTGGCACCGACGTGCCGGTAAAGATGAAGTCGCTCTACATTGGACCGCCGTTGACATGGTGCAAAACCCAGGCAACTACTGGCATATGTTGCCTGAATACTCGCATGGACGAAGAGCGTTGTGGGATGCGGTAAATCCTCACACTGGCAAAAAACGAATAGACGAGGCGTTCCCTCCCGAAATACGGACCAAGACTAATCAGCAGGAAATGAAGATAGAAGTGGTCGGAGGCGGTATATGGCATGTTGTTGGCTCCGATAATTTCGATGGACTTGTAGGATCTCCACCTAGGGGCGTGGTGTTTTCCGAATGGTCATTGGCTGATGCAAGGGCTTGGGGATTCATAGAACCTATTTTAGAAGAGAACGGTGGATGGGCTATCTTTCCATACACTCCCCGTGGCAACAATCACGGAAAGACAATGTATGACCACGCTAAAAAACATGAAGATTGGTTTGCCTCATTATTGACAGCAAAACAAACAGGAGTATTTACACAAAAACAGTTGGATAACATCAAAGCCGGTCTGATTGATATTTACGGTGACAACGAAGGGCTGGCGCTTTACAACCAAGAGTACGAGTGTTCGTTCGAGGGGTGCGTACCTGGTGCATATTACGCGAAACAAATGGCACAAGCCCGACAAGAAGGTCGTATATGTCGTGTGCCATACGACAACATGTCGGAGGTATACACATATTGGGATTTAGGCGTAGACGATTCAATGGCGATATGGTTTATCCAGCCGGTGGGCCTAGAGTTCCGGGTCTTAGACTATTACGAAAACACTGGGTTTGGTCTTGAACATTATACCAAGGTTATCAAAGAGAAGCCGTACGTGTACGCTGAACATACCATGCCCCACGATGCTCACCAGAGGGAGATGACTAACTCGGAAATAGCGTTAAGCCGCAAAGAAGTGGCCGAAAACCTAGGAGTAAAGCCCATTAACGTAGTCTCCCGCGTCAAAAACGTGGACACAATAGTTCAAGTTCATATTCCGGCAGTTAGAAACATATTATCAAGATGCTTGTTTGATGAGATTAAATGTGCTAAAGGGATATCAGCGTTAGAGGGCTATTGTGCTGAATACGATGAAGAAAAGAAAAAACTAGGCAATAGGCCTTTGCATAATTGGTGCTCGCATGGATCCGATGCGTTCAGAACTTTTGCAGTAGGCTACACAGAACCCGACACAGAGAACGACTACGAAGAAGATTTCGAACAAACTCATAGCAGAATAGGCGGTTACTGATGACACTTGACCTTCCAAAACAATCCGTTGCCTGGCTGATTAGCAACATCGACAACCCGAACATCGCTGATGACTTGGACGAAAACGCCTTGCAGAAGATTGGTGCAGACGTTGTGGCGATGTATGACTACGACAAGGCCAGCCGCAGCGATTGGGAAGAGAAGATCGAACAGGGCATCAAGACCGCTAAGCAGGTTGTTGAGGAAAAAACCTATCCTCATGCTATGGCCGCTAACACCAAGGATTCCTTGATGGCTGAAGCGTCGGCACAGTTTGCGGCAAGAGCCGGTGGTGAAGTAGTCAGAGGCCAGGATGTCGTCAAGATCAAGGTGACCGGTTCAGATCCCGACGAACTGAAAGAGAAACGCGCCAAACGAGTCAGCACGTATATGTCCTATGACTGCACCGATGGCATGGAAGAGTGGGAGAGCGAGAACGATCAACTTCTTACCTCTCTGTCACTTATCGGCATGTACTATAAAAAGACCTTTCGGGATGAGATGCGTAACGTCAACGTCTCCTATGCCCGTTCGCCGCTTCACGTAGTTGTCAACGAAGATGCTAAGACACTGCAAACCGCTCCACGTATCACCGAAGAGATGGATTTCACTACCAACGACGTGATTGAGCGCGTGAGAAAAGGTCTCTGGCTCGATGCCACTGATAAGATGGAAAAGGACCAAGAAGGGACACCAGAGATGTTTCTGGAGCAGCACCGGCGCCTTGATCTGGATGGCGATGGCTACGAAGAGCCGTATATTGTCGTAGTTCACAAGGAATCACAGGCTGTATGCCGTATTGCCGCCCGTTACGATAAAGAGGGAGTGATTGAAGGCAAGAAAGGCGAAGTGGCACGCATTGAACCGAACCATTACTTCACCGAGTTTCCGTTTCTACTTTCTCCTGATGGCAAGTTTCACAAGATAGGGTGGGCGCATCTTTTGGGTCCTAACACCGAAGTAATCAATACCATCGTCAATCAACTTCTTGATGCCGGACACATGGCAAACTGCCCGCCTATCTTTGTCGGCAAAGGTGCTAAACTTCCTGCCGGCGGATTACGGGTCTCTCCTGGTAGGACAATCCCTGTTGAGTCCACCGGCCAAGCGTTAAAGGACAATGTCTATGTTATGCCGACATCGCGTCCATCAGACGTATTGTTTAAACTGCTCGGCCTCCTGAACGACAAAGGGCAGAAACTCGCCAATCTATCCGATTCAATGCAAGGCGAAACAGGCGGGGCTAACGTACCTGCTACCACGACTCTGGCCCTGCTTGACCAAGCTCTAAAGGTCTACACCTCCATACTAAAGAGACTGTTCAGGAGCTACAAGCAGGAGTTCCAGAAACTCTACAAACTTGACCGGCAATATCTGACCGATAAGGAATACATCAACGTCATCGACATCACCCCCGAAGATTTGCAGGGAATGCAGGTTGACGTGTCACAGGTGACGTCTGATAGTCGGGTGCTGATCGACAAGGATTTTAGTGAGCTCGACAAAGACATCCAGCCGGTCATGGACCCAACCGCAAGCAGTGCAGCGCTAAGGCTTGCGCTGGCAAGAGCAAAACTAGAAGCAGCGGATTTACCACCCGCTTTTGGCCGAATGTACTTGGAAGACATAGGAGTACCGCAAAAAGACATTGACATACTTTTTCCTCCAGTCGATCCGAACGCACCAAAGCCAATTGACCCCGCATTGATAGAGGCACAAGCTAAAATACTCGACATGCAGCATAAGAACGCGCAGAAAGACCGAGAACTCGACCAGAAACACGCTGCACTTGAGCAGAAAGAAGCGGAACTAATCAAAAAGCTGGAACTTATAGACGCCCAAATCGCAAACACAAAGGCTGGATCCATTCAAAAACTCGCTGATGCCGAAGCAAAAGAAGTCGGTACGCAAATCGGCGTTTATGAAACCGAACTAAATCAACTGAATGCCGACCGCGATCATGAACTAGCCAAGATTCAAACACAGATAAGCGCAGAGAGCGCAAAGGAGGGGAATGATGGAACAAGTAACGCTGGACCTGACACCGGAGCAACTAAGCCAGTGGATGACGCAACGAACAACCAAGAAGGTAATGGAGTTCTTCAAACGCAAGGAGCAGGAAGCAATACAGGACTGGGTGCAGGGCAATTATCCGCAGGAAACTTCGGAGCAGATAGCGCAGTGGACCATGGCACTCTCAGCCCGCCAGCAAGCGTTCAATCATCTGTTCAACCTACACAGTTACCTGCCCCAGGGCCAATGCAATAGCGGGGGCGAATGATGCTAGCCAGCGAATTGATTAAAGCGATACAAGCCAAAATAATCGAATTTGGCGATTTGCCTGTAGGTCATAGAAATATTGAATTTAGTTGTTTTGACCGGATAGAAGATGTTGAAGTTATCGTGTCGAACAAGGGAGACAACCTTAATTCAGATGACGATGAATTGGGGGAGAAATTCTTAGGAATACAATAATTTTCCCAAAGGAGAATGCAACATGCTAATACCAGCCGGATACCGCATACTGTTGAAGATGGAAGAAGTAGTCGAAAAGACCGCCGGGGGGATCATCCTGGCACAGCAGACCATTGATGCCGACGAAGCCGCCAGCAAGCGCGGCACTGTGGTTGCTATCGGGGAGTTCGCATACAAGGAATATCCCGCTCATTGGTGCAAGGTGGGCGATGTGGTGACGATTGCCAAGTACGCCGGGACGATCGAAGAAGACCCCGCAGACGGGCAGAGGTATCGTGCTATTAATGACATTGATGTTATCTGCGTGGCTACCTTATGATAGAACCTATGATAGAAATATGCTGTACAGTTTGTAAAAGACAAATAAGCATCAACAAACTAATCACTGAGGGCAAAAGCTTGACAATAGAAGTAGACACGCAATGTGAATGCAACAAATTAGCTTTTAAAACAATGAAAATAGTCACAGAGGCAATGAAATCCGAAGGGGCGCAAGTATGAGCGCATCCGACCTGCTGCTTATTAAGCTGAAAGAGTGGCCCGCCGGTGAGCTGGAATCATTTGCCGCTAAGCTGCTGATTCTGGCGCAGCCGAAGTTTCACGGTAACAAGACCATCCACTATGCCGGGGGTTATCCGAAGAAGATAGTGGACACGGTGACGAGGGATATCTAAATAATTGTTGACATCAGTAAATTAAAGTAGTAGCACAAACAAAACAGCGTCAATTTAATGGCGCTCATATAACCAGCTTACCGTAATCAGGGGCGTGTTTCTCATATCGAGATTCACGCCCCTTTTTTTATTCCACAGGTGGATTGATGGCTGATTACTCCAACATGCTCTACGGGCAACCGGCTTTACCTGACAACACCATCTATCGCCAGATGTTGTCTGCGAGCCAGCCTCAATCCGATTACGACTATGACGGCTACGTCGCTAAGTATGGAGTGCCAGACCAGAGCAAGGGGCAGCATTTAACAGACGAATTTAAACTGCCAAATCATGTGACGTTTTCCGATCAGAGCATTTACCACTCGCCCGCAACACCGGGAGGCCAATGGCAACCAACTGGAATGGACAGGTGGCAATATACGCCATCCGATTATGTATTGTCACAGCATCCAGCCGACAAGCTGGCTGATTATTTTACCAACCAAGAATTAACAACCTCATCCGTAAAATTACCGGATGGGCGGATAGTCTACGGGACTAAAGCCCCCGCTAAATAACGCTCAAAGGAGCCAGCATGTCAGATGAAGCAGCCGACCAGCCCGGCACAAACGAAGAGGTACAACAGCCGACTATCGAGGAGATAGCCGCGCAACAGGGATGGAAAGCCGACCATGAAGGGCCGGACAAGATTGGAGCACAGGAGTTCATCAACCGCAAGCCTCTATTCGACAAGATCAAGGCACAGAACCGCGAACTAAAGGAAGTCAAGAAACTCGTCGAGGGGATGGCGAACACCTACAAAAGCATGTCCGACGCTCAGTACAGAAAAGGTATAGCCGATGCCGCGCAGAAGATGAAGGACGCTGAGGACGCTTATGATGTTAAGGCATTTAAGGAAGCATCCAATGAAAAGGCCGCTCTGGAAACCGCACAGGCCGCAACAGTCACAGCAATACCAGCAGCAGATCAGTCATTAATTGATGCGTTCTGTGAAAAAAACACATGGTTCGATACCAACAAGATCATGAGAACCGATGCTCTCGACTACCGGGAAAAGTTTGTCAAGCGCAATCCCGATGCTTCCACTCAGGAAGTTCTTGAATATGTTGAAACCAAGATGAAGAAGGATTACCCCGAATCATTTGAACCAGCACCAAACACCCGACGTCCGGCAGTATCAGCCGTGGAGGGTGCCAGCACAGCAAGTCACGCAGACCCATTAAACAAGCTCAAAGCGAGCATGAGCGCCGAAGAGAAGCGTATTATGGGGATGTTTACCAAAAACGGCAATATGACGGAAAAAGAATATCTAGAATCATACTCACAAGTGAGGGAGCGATAACTATGGAAAAGCAAGATGGCCGCACCAGAGCGGGACGCGACGTAACCAGAAACGACAACGCAGGCAAACCCAAGCGGGTTCCAGTAGGCGCAGGAAACAAGATGGAGTTTGAGGGTAAAGACCCTAATTATGAATACCGAATTGTCAACGACAACCCCGGCAGACTCGCCATGTTCCAGCGCGCATCGTGGGAGTTTTGCTACGATGAAAAGCGCGTAGCGGATAAGGGAGTCGCTGAAGCTGGGAGTATGGATACGCGCATAGTAGCCGACGCCGGTAGAGGCTTAAAAGGCTTTTTGATGCGTATTCCCAAAGACCTTTACGACGAAGACCAAGCGAACAAGATTGACAAGGTAAAAGAATCCGAAGCGCAGATGAAGAACAAAAACCCCAACCCAGTGAAGGGCCAATATGCTGGCCTTTCCGATGAATAAGGAGAAACACAATGACTAATGCAAACGTTGCACAGGGCTTGCGTCCTGTCGGCACCGTGGGTCAGACCGGCTATGTCGGTAAGATCGAACGGTTCTATTCTTCTGATGCTACCGCAATCGGTATCGGCGATCCCGTAACACTCACCGGAGCGGGTGGTATTCACACCGACGGTAAAACTCCTATCTGCATTCGTGGTACCGTGGGGGGTATCCATGCTGGTGTATGCGTTGGTATCGAATTGATTCCTACCGACCTGACCATGACCTACAAGAAAGCCTCGCAGGGTACCTTCCTGCTGGTTGATGTTGACCCGATGACCATCTTTGAAATCCAGGAAGATTCTGCCGGTGGTTCTGTTGCTCTGGCTGACGGTACAAAGGATATTTCCATTATTCTCGGCACTGTTGACACGGTAACCGGTAACAGTAAGACGATGATCGATAGTTCTACTGTAGCCGCTAACGTCGCGCTCGATTGTCTGTTGCTCCGCCCTGCCCCTGCCGTGGACAATACCGCAGCTTCCGCCAATTCAAAGTGGCTTGTCAAGCTCAACAACCATCAGTACGGACCTGCTATCGTCCGGTTAGGAGTGTAAGCCAATGAGTGTAATTACAACCGCACAATTTGCAAAACTGATGTGGCCGGGCCTTAACAAGGTCTATGGTCTGAGCTATAACGAATATCCGCCCGAATACACCAAACTGTTTGATGTGTCCGGCAGCTCCAAGGCATACGAAGAAGATCAAGGTCTTACCGGTTTCGGTCTGGCGTTTGAGAAGTCGGAAGGCTCGGGGGTTATCTTTGACGAAGCCAGTCAGAACTTTACCTCTCGCTATGTCAACAAGACCTACACCCTCGGTTTTGCCATCACTCAGGAAACCATCGAGGACAATCAGTACGACTTGTCGATCGTGGGGAAAAACCAGTCCGCCGGCCTTGGCCGGTCGATGCGTCTAACGCGCGAATTCATCGGAGCTAACCTGTTCAATCTCGCCTTTGCCTCTGGTACTACATACGGCGATGGCTACCGGATGATAGGTTCCGCTCAGCCCACGAAAGCAGGTCCTACATTCTCTAACACCCTCGCCACCGCTGCCGACCTCTCGGAGCTATCACTCGAGCAGGCTTTGATCGACATCGCCGGACTGAAAGACGACCGTGGCAACATCATCGCCGTCAAGGGGAGAAGTCTGCATATTCCGAAAGAACTTGAATTTGAAGTCGAAAGAATCCTCAACAGCTCTCTCCAGTCTGGTACGGCCAACAACGACCTGAACGCGTTGAACAGCCTCGGCAAGTTTCCCGGTGGTGTCCATATCAACCACTTTTTCACCGACACCGACGCATGGTTCATCCGTACCGACATCACGTCCGATACCGGTCTGCGCTGGTTCGACCGCGTTAAAACCGAATTCGCCATGGATGACGACTTCAAAACCACTAATGCCCTGTATCGCGCTCGTTTCCGTTGTTCCGCTGGAATCTCGGACAAACGCGCCATTTATGGTAGCCCGGGTGCCTAGAATACCATTGACACATTTATTGTAGTGTGTTAACGGTAAAACAACAATTGCTCTCATCGTAATTAGAGGGGCAGCGGTCTTCGGACTGTCTGCCCCTTTTTCTTTTTCCAATGCGCTCTTAGGAGCGTCAACCGACGCAAAGGAGAAACACTATGACCACTCCCGCACGCTTTCCCAATGGCGTAACCAACGTCCTCAAGTCAAGCACCCTCGGTAACTTCGGTGCCAACGACCCAACCAAGTTTCACACTTTCTTTGATGACTTCGACAAATACACCGCTACAGACTGGACGATTACCACCACCGAAGCCGGGGCCGGTGATGCTACCGAAGCACTCACGGCTCTTGACGGTGGGTGTCTCTTGATCACTAACGACGCCGCCGACAACGATCTTGATTTCTTCCAGAAACCTACCGAATCCTATCTGCTTGAAACCGGTAAACGCGCCTGGTTCAAAGCGAAATTCAAAGTGAGTGACGCCACCCAGTCCGATATCATCATGGGTCTTCAGATC